GTACTGGCCATCGTTTAACGCCTAACGACCAGGCGGAAACCCTCTTCTAATTTTTACACTAATTGACTCAGCCAGACTTAGGATAGGCGCGAGAGGTCACAGCCGGACTTAAAGCTTAGCTTGCCGATAAAACACAGTGACTTAGGCCTACCTGCTGAAAAACACAGGTCATTTAGTTTCCAATTAGATTTGGGTTTTGCAAAAATTATTGAAGAATTATATCCAACTCGGGTATGATTACCTCTTCCAATGGATTCTTTATCTTTTGAATCCTACCTTCAATTCTTTGTATGTCGGCATCAGTTAATCCATACTTTTCAAACAACCAAGTGGCATAATCTTCATAATCCGTAGATAAATTATCAGTACAGATCTGCCATTTGGCCGCATAATCAGTATGTTTCAACCCTGGCTTGCCCAATTGTATCATCTTCCTAGCTAATACATCAACTATTGGGAGCCCTTGACCCCAAGCTAACAAACTAAGACCTTTAGAGTGCAACAACTCTAATGCAACTTTATCAATATCGTGGTCAGTTATTTTTGCTTGAGTTGAGAAAGGATTATTAGTTAAAACACGTTCCAACTTACGAACCATTCGATAACCTCCTGCCCTTCTAGGTACGAACAAGGCTGATAGGTAACTACGTTGAGAGATTGGGCCTTCTTCCACAACCTTGACAATACACCCAACTCCATATGGTTCTTTAGTATTATCTTTATTAAACCCTGCAACTACTGCTTCTTTAAATGAAGTAACGTCTTTCTTATCAACTAAACCAAACATGTCATCTCCTTTAAATAAAAGGAAAACAGCCTTAAAACCTTTGCGGATTCCATCCAACCAAGGATTGAAGCCGTATGGTGCCAAAACTGCACTCCATAAACACATGCTTGTTATAGTGTTGCCAAGGGTTGTCCAAGTATCACCGCTAGCTCTAGAATAAGCTTTGGCTGTTACGAGACCTTGGAAAGCGGTCAATTTAATCAACATTGTTTGCTTAACATAATCTTTAACTTTGGCCGCATCCTGATCTAACCCCCAATAAATTGGTGCTTCATCTACTATTCTTTCCACCATCTTTGTCCACAAGGATAAGATAAATTTACGCTGGGTTGAATCATATCGACTAAAATCAGCTTCAACTCCAGTTGGTGTTAATTTTGCTTTTAAAAAGGCATTTTCTGCATCTGTTACTGTGGTCGTAATATCAGTCCAATTTTTCTGTCCACAATATGATTTACACCATTTATGTAAAATTTCCTCCATCTTATGCATGAATGGCCCAGTGTTATACTTCTTATGGGCAGAAGGCCCATATATACATCTTTCCTTCACTTCCATTGGGTCACCCACTTGCAACTCTACTTTTGGGAATATTGAATAGCGATAGTCTTCCGTAACATTCGGTGCTTTAACAGCTCTAAGTATTGTGTCACGATACTTAATTGGGTGGTGAGCTAACCATTCTTCACCACTAATACTAATACCACCTTCATCCACTACATACTGTATAATTTCATCCGTGAACAAAGTAAACGCTTTTTGTAAATGGTATTTGTATTCTTTTGAGGGCTGTACAACACACTCCAATCCTCGTTTTAAAGCTGCTAAGGTAGTTAAATCACAAGGATGTTTAACTATAGGTCGTATGCAGTTATTTCCTCTCAATATAGGACCAACTTGAACTGCATAACTCCTACCATTAGCTTTGCAACCTACTTTGTCTCTAATATCTTCTGGTCTATCTTGAGGATTAAAGGGGTGGTTTCGCACTTTAATTGTTGATAATACTTTTTCAGGTAAGTTTCTAAAATCTAAACGTTTTAAATCTGTTACGCAACTTCCACAGATACACTGTCTAACTATTTTCTTTTTCTCAAACATTTGTCTACACACATAAACTAATGACAACAGAGCAAGCACGTGATAAACAACCACAGCCACACTGAACCCACTAGTTACAACCATTTCTACTTGTTGAGCCTTAGCTGGTTGTAACAAATGCAACAAAACTATAACCAACAACCAACCTTTGGAATTCCAATTCCGGTATAAACTACCTCGCTTCTTAGCTTTGGCTGTTAATTGTTTTGTTGTAGGCATTATCTTCTTCTCCTCTCCATTTCGAGGATAATATAATCCTCCTTTATTTACTTTCTTGGATCCACGCAATAATCCAATACCAAATGGTAATAAAGAGGGCAATGCATTTGTTGTGTGTATTACTCGTTGTTCCATTGCTGCAGCTGTTGGTATACAATACTGTGCAAACAGGTATATTATGCTGACAAGGGCCAATCCTTTGGCCTGTTCCACCCCTCTAGTTCTAATGGTGGAAATAAACATAATAAACCACATTAATATCATAATAGCTTCTGCAGCATCAAGCTTATGCCATAATCGATGGCACAAGTAAGTTCCTAATAATGAAAGAACCAACACCAATAATCCAATTAAAGGTGACCAATCAAATGGTATCTTTTTCCGTTCTATAGGTATACCCATAAGTTGGCCTTTTAAGATCTTGGTTTCAAAAGTATTTACTAACTTGGTGTGACGTGTGGCCATTCGTATAGAGATAATCTGTGCCAAAGACACAGTTTCTCCCACATTCGATGGTGTTAATCGTGCATCACTCACACTACCATGTTTGATATTGGTCTTTCGATAAGCTTGTGTAAATTCAGAAATATTGGGTCGTAATAGCAATTCATTATAACACTCCAAAAATATTTCTGGAACAACCGTGAACGTTCGTTTTTCAAAGGTTCCTTCGACAGTTTCAATCTGTGTTGAAACTTTAAGTAAATCGTCCTGTTTGTTATACTTAACCGTTGTAGTTGGCACTCTCCTATTTGGATCACTCTCGTCCTTAGGACATTGTTTAAGCCAATCTACCAGGACACTTGCCGTGTCCACCATAACTTTTGAGGCTTCAGCCACTATAATCTCTTTCTTAATTTCAGGCCAAGTTAACGTCTTTCCGATGTTATCAAACAATCTTTTCCACTTACTAACAACGGGTTTAGAAGTAAATAATTCGACTGTCTTCAAACCGCTGCTAGCGCCTGCTGGTAATATCACCATTTTAACCAACACATATCGATGTTGTCCCATTGGCAGGCTATCAAGCACTTGGTTCACAAATTTCCGGTTCTTATACTCATACTCCCAAGCATTTCCGTCTGAACCAATAACTTTATGTTGGTAAACTCTGGGATTACCATGTACAGCGCTTGTAACTATCCATCGTCCTTCAGCATTGACTACCAATTGCACCTTTGCCTCTCGATCTGGTGTCCAATACTCTAGTTCTCCTTTTTGGATTGCACTACTATAGTCATTGTAAGCTAAATAAGCGCAAGTTAGAGGTTGTTCAATTAAATCAGTCATAATGCCCTCTAAAACACCATCATAATATGCTGAATCTACAGATTTAAATACTGCACCTGTTTTGAGCAATTTTCCAGCATTGGTAACACAAATACAGGTGCCAGTATTATCTGCGGCATTAGCACAAACATTTTTAGCCACTTGATGGTATGGTAACAAAGGTATGGTTGCATCTCTCTGTCGCAATGTATGAACCCATTCAACATGTCTCAATTCATCAAGGCCCGTAACACAAGGGGCCATTCCATGTATGGATTCATGGCGTGGTTTAAAAGCTCCCTTATAATATCTAGTCTGTAATTGATTACGATTCTCAGTTCCTACAGATATTATGTACTCATTGGTTGCTAAACCACTAACAATGGCATTATCAAAATGCTCTCTACAAAATGCACCATAGGGATGTGGATGTGGAGACTGTTTTTGAAGATTAAAGTGCTTTAAATATGAAAACTTCTTGGTTAAGATTTCAGTTGCTTCTTCTCCCATAATGTTCTTGATGTCCAGTTTGTTGGGGTTGACACCAAAGAATGGGATGATTTCTCTAACGTTTTCGATTTTCTTCTCTTCTACTTTCTCTTCCGACTTTTTTGAATGGTGTGGTTTGTTAACGACACCCCGGCTCTCGCCAGCATTATAATGAAGGTTTTTAACGTTCATTT